AGGTTGTCACGATGACCTTGCCATGTGTCTTGTTATTTTCTCTTGGTTAGTAGCACAAGACTACTTCAAAGAGATGACTGAGCAGGATGTTCGGAAGAAGATCTATGAAGAACAAAAGAATCAGATTGAACAAGATATGGCTCCATTTGGATTTGTTTTGGACGGCATTCACAATGATGATGGTTTTGTAGATAGTGAAGGAACTAGGTGGAATACTGATGAGTATGGTGATAGATCTTTTATGTGGGAGTATCTGTAATGGAATTTGAAGAGGAGTTTGAGTTAGAGCACCTTCTCTTCCAACATAGAAAGTGTAGGTCTTGCTTCAAGGTGAAAGATCTCATGTCAGATTTTTACAAAACAAGAAGAGGTAGTGGTCCCTCTGCTTATTCATATGAGTGTAAGCAATGCACCAAAAAACGGGTTCTCAATGCGAGAAAAGCGGAGCAGAAAGTCAGGGAATGGGAATATCCTGACTGGTAGTGTGTTCATTCAGTGTTTCCCCAATGTAAACATACCAAATAATAAATAACTCTAGCATTATTTGGATTTCATAGGGAGAGAAAGATGCCACTGAACTTAGCATCTCCTGGTATTGTTGTAAGGGAGGTAGATCTAACCTCTGGAAGAGTAGATCCTACCTCCGATAGGGCTGCGGGTATTGTCGCACCTTTTGCAAAAGGACCAGTAGAAGTTCCCACATTAATCGAAACCGAGGCTGATTTATTAAACAACTTTGGAGAGCCTTCTTCGACTGACAAACACTACGAATATTGGTACACTGCTTCTGCTTATCTCGCCTATGGTGGGGTTCTTAGAGTAGTAAGATCGGATAACGACGGACTCTATAATGGTCTAGTTGGAACAGCAACCAGCATCAAGATCAAGAGTGAAGAAGATTATGTCAACAATGGTTATGACACTAACGTCATTACTAACGTAACTGTTGCTGGCAGAAACCCAGGAACTTGGTCTAACGGACTTAAAGTTGCTGTTATCGATGGTCTTGCTGACCAAGTATTGCAGGGACTTGACCTTAGTTTCGACGTTATGCTTGGTTACGGTGTAACGCAAGCAGTTCCAGCTGGAACAGTTGTTGCAGGTGCTGGATCGACTTCTCTTCTTGATGGATACTTTAAGGGTATTGTTACAGAAGTCGATGTTAATGGAGTTACATCCGATCAAGCTGTAAAACTTACTCACCACGTTTCTGCTGCTGGAACTGTAACAGCAGTTAGCTATACCGAAGGTGGTGCTTATAGATTTACCACTGCTGGTGGAGATATTGATTTTATTAGATCGTCTGATAATACTTCTGTAGGTGTATCAACGCAATTTACTGCAGCCCTTGATTGGTTCGATCAACAATCTATTCAGTTGACTGGATCTTCCATCAAATGGAATAGACTTGCCGAGAGACCATCTACAACATCTTATGGTGCTGCTCGCAGTGCCAAGAATGATGAAGTTCACGTCATCGTCTTTGACGATCTCGGAACAGTAACTGGAAATGCTGGAACAATTCTTGAGAAGCATCTCAGTCTGTCTAAAGCAAAAGACTCCGAGTTCTCTGCTGGTACTTCCCAGTACTGGAGAACCTGGTTACAGTTTAACTCCAGAAATATTTACGGTGGTGGTCAACCCCTTGGTGTTACCACAACTGGATTTGCTGCTGGTGTAGCTGCAACCACATTTACCAACTTTGCTGATGGTGGATGGGATCAAAATGCTAAGGAAATCATCTTTGATGGTTATGGAAACAATATTCTGACACTCTCTGGTGGTAAGAACTACGGAAACAGCACTTCTGAATCCTTCTCCGTCAACGTTGGTGATCTTTCCACTGGTTATGACCTCTTCGAAAATCCTGACACCTACGACATCGATTTCCTGCTGATGGGATCTGGTGCTCATGGTAAGGAAGAGACCCAGGCAATTGCCAATAAGATCATTGCAGTTGCCGAAGAAAGAAAGGATACAGTTGCTTTTGTTTCCCCATATCGTGAAGCATTCATCTCCGATGGAGCAACAACTTCTATCTTCCCAAGTTCCACAATCACTGACAATCTGGTAAGTTACTACTCTGCCATCACATCGTCTTCTTATGCGGTGTTCGATAGTTCTTACAAGTACACTTACGATAGATTTGCAGATACTTTCCGTTACATTCCAATGAACGGAGACATTGCTGGCACATGTGCTAGAAATGATATCAACAACTTCCCATGGTTCTCTCCTGCTGGAACTGCCAGAGGTGCTATTCTTAATGTAGTAAAACTGGCATACAATCCAACACAAGCACAGAGAGATAAGTTATACTCCAATAGAATTAACCCAATCATCTTCTCCCCTGGTGCTGGTATTATTCTGTTTGGTGATAAAACTGGTCTTGGTAGAGCATCTGCCTTTGATAGAATTAACGTTCGTCGTTTGTTTGTTTATGTTGAGAAAGCAATTGCAGCTGCTGCAAGAGATGTGATGTTTGAGTTCAATGATGAGATTACAAGAACAAACTTTGTAAGCATCGTCGAACCATTCCTCCGTGACGTTCAAGCAAAGAGGGGTATTACTGATTTCGTCATCAAGTGCGATGAAACAAATAACACTGCTGCCGTTATCGATAATAACGAGTTTGTCGCAGACATTTACATCAAACCTGCCAGATCGATCAACTTTATCGGTCTGACATTTGTTGCCACCAGAACGGGTGTCAGCTTTGATGAAGTTCTCGGAGTTTAATTAATTAAAGAGGTAAAAAACGATGGCGGACTTAATTCAACAACAGAATCCCCCAAAAACATCTGAAAGAACTATCGATAGATTTAAGAGCAGGATTTCTGGTGGTCTTGCTCGACCCAATCTGTTTGAAGTCGTTCTGACTTTCCCTGATAATGTAGTTGACCCCAGTGTCAATGATCTGGAGGCAAAATCTAGATTCCTTGTAAAGACTGCTGCTCTGCCAGCATCTACAGTAACACCAATCACCATTCCTTTCAGAGGTCGTCAACTGAAAATTGCAGGTGACAGAACCTTTGAAGTCTGGACGATTACCGTTCTCAACGACACCGACTTTGCTATCAGAGCTTCCTTCGAAAGATGGATGAACTCTATTGCCAAGGTTTCCGACAATGCTGGTAACACAGATCCTCTGGATTATCAGACCGATGCGATTGTTCACCAACTTGGACGTGCTCCTGTAACTGGTGGTGGTGGTGCTCAAGAAAGTGGCACTGATCAACCCATTCTCAGAAGTTATCAGTTCCACGGTGTTTGGCCAACGAACGTTTCTTCCATTGATCTTTCTTATGATAGCACTGATGAAATTGAGCAGTTTACTGTAGAACTTCAGGTCCAATGGTGGGAAGCTGTTGGTAACGGTGGTGCGATTGCTTGATAAATAGGTAAGATAAGAACGAATTACCTTTAAATCATGCCAAGACTTTTTGGATTCTCTATTGAGGATAACGAGGATAAGTCGAATAGTATAGTCAGTCCTGTCCCTCCGTCAAACGAGGATGGGGCTGATTTTTACGTTTCGACTGCTTTTGGCAGCCAGACTATTGATTTTGAAGGTGTATATAAGACTGAGTTTGAATTAATTAAAAGATATCGTGAAATGGCACTCCATCCAGAGTGCGATCAAGCAATTGAAAACGTAGTTAACGAGGCTATCGTTAGTGATCTGGATGATTCTCCTGTTGAAATTGATCTTAACAACCTTAATGCTAGTGACGGTATTAAAGATAAGATCAGAAAAGAATTCAAGCATATCAAAGATCTGTTAGATTTCGATAAAAAGGCACACGAAATCTTCCGTAACTGGTATGTTGACGGTAGACTTTATTACAATAAAGTAATCGATATCAAGAGACCACAGGATGGTATTCAGGAAGTAAGATATATTGACGCATTGAAGATGCGTTATGTTAGAAAGGAAAAGAAAACCCAAAACGACAGACCAGATCTTTTCACAGGTGCTAATTCTGTTGATAATGCAAAGGTAACTTTCCCTGAGATTGAGGAGTATTTCATGTATACTCCCAAAATCAACTATCCAACCACAGTTCCTTCTTACGGTGGTGGTCAGAAAGGAATTAAAATTGCCAAAGATGCAATTTCATATTGCACATCTGGTCTTGTAGATAGAAATCGTCATACTGTTCTTTCTTATCTGCAGAAAGCAACCAAGTCTCTCAATCAACTTCGTATGATTGAAGATTCTCTGGTTATCTACAGATTGTCTCGTGCTCCAGAACGTCGTATTTTCTATATCGACGTTGGTAATCTTCCCAAGGTAAAAGCAGAACAATACTTGCGTGACGTAATGAATCGTTACCGCAACAAGCTTGTTTACAATGCCACCACTGGTGAGATTCGTGATGACAAGAAGTACATGTCT